TGTATCTTGATTGAATGGGTAATTGTAACGGCTTACCCCATTTGCCGGCGTATCACGGATACGACTAGCAACAATTATGCTTATACATTGAGGAAAACACCACAATTATAAGAATAAATCCATTGCTGATAGCAAGTAGGGGAAGAAACACACCCCCAGAGCACGACCTTGGGAGTGCGTTCGTGTGCTCCGTTATTGAGCTTGGCTTGGTCGAACGGCAGTGAGACTGGGGTAGGTACGGTTAGGTTGAGTCAGGGACTGACCTTGAAGTTAGCCGAGCGTATGTCTACGAAAGAACTTGTTCCTTCCTGTACACATGAGCGTAGGTATGATGCCCATAGGGTGTGAGCGTAGTGAGCACTGTGTGACTCTCAGCGTAGGCTAAGGTACGAGTGGAGCGTAGCGACCTCTGTACTGTGCCGTTAAGCGATGATGTGTTACTCAGCATTATATGTGCTAACTTTCAACCTAAGTGGACCCCCCACCAAGTGAAACTTAACGGGGTACACGCTGGTGTATATCTCAAACTCTCATTCTCATTCTAGTTTTTAGGAATGGTTCTTTTTTCAACGGTTTTTCCTTTCTAATTTCACCATATGAAAACCATTATATTATTTACATTTTGTGCGTTTTTTGCTACATTTCTTGGTAAAGGGGAGCCTAACAACCCAATATTCCATGAAGGTGAGGTAACCAACACTGTCTTTGAAGAGGTAATATACCCAGATAGCGTTGTCCATTGGTTCTTAGACCTAAATGAGGGTACTAAGTACTGTTGGCACCATATGGAGTATGAAAACCTATCAATAGTGCGAAAAAAACTTGACACGCTTGCTTATAGACCTTAGCTTCAAGCCTAACTAGATAGCTAAGAATTAAGGTTTTCTTTAACAAGTCAAGTCTTAAGATTTCTTAGGTACCTAAGTTAGTAACGAACGAGACTAAGGAGGCAATTATGTCTAAACCTAAAGGGAAAAAGCCCACCAATAAAGAACGAGACCAAGCTCTCGGTATACACGATAAGGCACTTAGGGAGTTAGTACCTAAGTTTAATGAACTATTTACTCAAGTCCAGGATTTCTTTGCTATATTTTCTATGTTTGTAGAATTTTTGGGTAAAGATGATGATTTTGGTAAATTTGTACAAAAACGAGTAAAAGAGATTAATAAGGAGAAGGAAGCTAATGCACCAAAAATCGTTGGACCAGATGGTTCAGAGCTTAAAAAAGACCCTATTAAGGATGCAGTCGCAAAGAGTACTGAGACTACCATCCCTGTTGATAAAGTTGTTGCTGAAGATGCTTAAATTAGCGTATTTTACGGCAAGGTTATATTATTTGAAGATATACCACATAATTCAGAAGGAGGTCATATGTATTCAAAAGACTTTGAAACTATAATAGCTACTGTTCTAGAGCACGAAGGAGGATATGTTGACGACCCTAAAGATTTAGGGGGAGAAACTAATATGGGTATCTCTAGAAGAGCCTTTCCAGAGGAAGATATTAAGAATCTAACAGAGGATAGGGCTAAATACATCTATCATGAGAAGTATTGGAAGCCATCTAAGGCATATCTAGTACCAGAAGCTCTTCAGGAGATATATTTTGATATGGTTGTAAATTTTGGAGCAAGAGGTGCTGGTAGAGTCCTTCAACATGCTATAAATGGCAAGTATAAGTCAAAAGGTGGCGGTGTTGTAGTAGATGGAAGAGTAGGACCTAAAACATTGAAGTCCATTAAAAAACTAGAGGCAGACAGATTAAGAGCATATAGAGTTCTTAAGTTTGCTGAAATAGTGTGTAAACGCCCTGAGCAGGAGAAATTCTGGTATGGATGGTTTAAAAGAGCTATCCATGTCTGATTCGACTACTCCTAAGGGAACAAATGAAAGAGTGGTAAAATTAATAGCTGACAGACTCGAAGTTGGGCAAAAGAAGTATGCTCAAGATATGCAATTAGAGGATGGTCGTGATATGATTCAAGAATCTTTGGAGGAGCTATTAGATGCCTGTGTATACATTGCTACTGAACTTATTAAACTTAAGGACAAAGTAGGTAGATACAGGTCTAACGGATATATAGGGAGAGATTATTAATGATGGAAGTTATGCTAGGTTTAATCCTTGTTCTTGTTTTCTATAACAGTAAGTTATGGGAAAAGGGAGAATGGGAAGTAAACAAGACAAAATGGCTTTATTACTGGAAAAGTAAGTAATGCCAACACCGTTCATGTGTCATGGCTGTGACAAGCCAACAATGAATACTGACGGAATATGCGATAATTGTGTACAAGATAGCAATAAATCACAAGGATGGGAGGAAGTCGTACCCGGTGTATACGCAGAAAGAAGCGAAGGACAAAGGGGTCCAATTTACCCATTGGAAGTTAGCAAAAGAAAAAGAGTATTGCCTAAGCGATGATGGCTTTGTTGCTATTGTCCTAAAGAGAAAACTATATGAATCCGATAGAAATCAACCCACTTTGTACATCAGGACCCCCTATGGGTACATTATGCACAATCCAAACTATAAAACACAGAAGTTTTATGCTGAGGGCAGGTCAACGCCTTGGACCCTCTCTGGGAAACCAGCCCTTGAAGTACAGTCTCGTTCAGAAAGGTGGAAGAACCTTGCCCTCGCATATGTTTCTACAAACTTTGATGCAAACCTTGCTATTGATATGGTCATGGGTCAAACAACTCCCCAGCAAAGAAGAAGATGGAAAAGGCGTATTAGGACAGAGGAATTCAAGAAAGTGGTAAGAGAAGAATTAGATGTGCTATTAAAAGACTCTGGTAAGGACCGTGAGTATGTCATGGACTTGATGGAGGAAGCCATACAAATGGCAAGAGATAAGAAAGATGTCACCAATATGATGAGGGCAACTGAAAAACTTATGTCATTACATGGTATGGATGACAAAGACACTGTAAAGACGACAAGGTCGTTAGAAGGTGTGTCAACCAAGAAACTAATAGCTGATGTTCTGGAGGAAGAACAAAAGTTAAAACTCACAGAAACAACGGAAGGCAATGGAGAATTACGAGGAGAAGTATCAGAAACTTCAAGTTCTTAAGAAATTTAGGGAAAGCATTGGTCTTTTTGGGAAAGTGTGTTTCCCGACTGCTCTTAACAGGGATATTCCTCCTTTTCATACTGAGCTCTATGCCCATCTTAGGAATGAGCGTAAGAAAAGGCTCCTCATTGCGGCTCCCCGTGGCACTGCTAAGTCTACTACTGTTTCTCTTATATACCCCTTATGGAAAGTCGCATTTAAAGCCAGTGATGAAGACTTATTCATCGTCATTATATCAGAAAGTCAAAGCCAATCTGTCAACTTTCTCTCTAGGATAAAATACCATCTTACCCAATCAAAAACCTTTTCAGACAACTTTGGAGACTTGGGTCCCAATACTGCTCGTAGGTGGACTAACAATGATATTATTCTGGCAAACGGTGCTCGTATTATCGCTGTGGGAACTGGTCAACGAGTTAGGGGCTTTATCGAAGGTGACACAAGACCTAATCTCATTATTATTGATGACTTTGAGTCAGAATTAAACGCTTTCACTCCCGAAGCTAGAGCTAAAAACCGAAAATGGATTACTGAAGCAGTTATACCATCATTAAGTGATGATGGTAGAATTGCGATGATTGGCACAGTTATCTCAGAAGACTGCTTCTTATGTTGGGCAAAGGAGTCTCCTGCATGGGATGTTCTATGGTATTCTATTTGGGACGAGGAAGAAAAGAGTTTATGGGAGGCTAGATTCCCTAAAAGCAGGATTCTACAAATAAAAGATGAATTTGCCTCAGTAGGAAACCTAAATGGATTCTATCAGGAGTATATGAATATTGCTCAATCCCCTGATGATGCCCCATTTAAACCTAATTATATACAGATGCATCATTACGACTTTGAGATTCGTGATGGTCAGTCACTTCTTGTTAAAAAATTGCCTGATGATAAGGAAGAGTTATTGCCAGTAGCAGTATACTCTGGAGTGGACCCAGCATCTTCATTATCTATGAAAGCTGACTTCTTTGTTATAGCTACATTAGGTATATGTAACGAGGGTAATGTATATATAATAAATATCGTTAGGACCAAGATAGACCCTGCTGACCAGCCAGATGCTATTATTAGACAGTACAAAAAGTATAAACCTAAAAGAATGAAGATTGAAACTGTTGCTTATCAAGAAGCGTTGAGAAGTGCAGTAAGAAAACAGATGCAGGAACAAGGATTATATATACCGGGACTGGAGAAGGGCGTTAAACCTAGAAATAGAAAATCAGAGCGATTACTTTCACTGGTCCCGTTACTTGCAAAAAAGCAATTTTTCTTTAGACCTCAGGATATAGAGGCTCAAGCTGAGTTCTTATCTTATCCAAGAGGTAAACATGATGATGTTATGGATGCAGTTTGGACTGCACTAGATGGTTCTAGACCAAGTAGAAGGAAGGATTTCGTTAAAGTGGAAGATGATAACATCTATAATAAAGTACTTGACTGGATGACATTATAAATAATAACTTCTTGACAGGATAACTATGGCTGAGAAAAGTAAATCTAAGAAAGATTTGGTGGAAGATACCCACCAACTATTTAATGACTATTCAAATAACCGTGAAAAATGGGCTATTCAAGCCCAAGAAGATAGGGAATTTCGTTTAGGACAACAATGGACAAAAGAACAGGCTCGTGTATTAAAAGAGCGTGGTCAAGCTCCAATAGTTGTAAATAGACTCCATCCAGCAGTAGAAATGGCAAAAGCCTTACTAACTGCTAATAGACCTCAGTTTAGAGTTTCCCCTCGAGAAGATAGTGATAACCAAGTTGCTCAATTGATTAATGGGTTACTTGCTTATATGTGGGATATATCAGATGGTGTATCAGTATTAAGAAATGTTGTAGATGATTACTATGTCTGTGGAATGGGAATGATGATGTGTTATCAAGACCCAATGAAAGATATGGGTAAAGGTGAAGTATGCATTAAAGATATTGACCCATTAGATGTTTATATAGACCCTAATTCTAGAAATAGATTTGCAGACGATGCAGAGAATATCATTGTCTCTAGAATGTTTACTAAGGAACAGGCTAAAAAAATGTATCCTATGTATGAGTCTAAAATTAAGAATGCTACATCAGATAGGCAATCAGATAGACCATCTACTGGAAGAGAGCATGATGGTAAGGCTATTTTCCCAGAAGATGTAGAAACAATGACTGATAGTGCTCTTGGTAAAACATCTGAATATGTTAGGGGTTACGAGAGATACTATAAAGAAATGGTATCTAGATATAGAATCCATGAAACCTTTACTGGTAGAGAAGCAGTAATGGATGAAGAAGAATTTAAAGGATATGCAGAACAACCTGCTTGGTTAATAGAAGGAAGACCTTTTGTTCGTAAAGATGTTGCTCAGAGAACTATGCAACAATTGTTAGAGGCTCATGCACAAATGATGGAACAAGCCCAACAACAGGGAGTACCAGAAACAGGTCTTCCACCAGAACCTACAATAGAGCAGGTTACAGTAGGTCAATTTATTGAAGAAGGTTTAATTAAAGTTGTAGAAATACAAGTATGTAGAGTTTGTCAAGTTGTTGTAATAGGCGACCAATTATTATATAAAAGAGTAATGCCAATTGAGAACTACCCGATAGTTCCTTTTATGAATATACACACGAGGACACCATATCCTATGTCCGATGTTAGAATGTGTAAAGATATGCAAGAGTATATCAATAAAACACGCTCTTTGATAATTGCTCACGCTACAACAAGTACAAATGTAAAAATTTTAGTTCCAGCAGGTTCAGTTGATATGAGAGAGTTCGAGTCTAAATGGTCTCAACCCGGTGTTGCGATAGAAGTAGACTTTGACCAAGGGCAACCTCAGCCAGTACAGCCACTCCCATTGCCAAATGAATTATATCAAAATGAACAGACTGCGAAATCAGACATTGACCATCAGCTAGGGCTATATGAGTTAATGATGGGTAATTCTCAAGCCGCCCCTCATACTTATAAAGCAACTGTATCTATTGATGACTTCGGTCAAAGAAAGATAAAGTCAAAATTAGCTGATATCGAAGCTGGTCTGAGTCGGGTGTGTGCTGTTGCAATCCCACTTATGCAACAATTGTACCAAGAAGAAAAAGTTATCCGTCTGGTGCAACCTAACAATACGACCAGCGAATATTTAATTAATAAGAATTACTATGACGACTTTACTGATTCAGTAGAAAAGTGGAACGACATAGGAATTGGTAGGTATGATGTAGTAATCGTTACAGGTTCTACACTACCTACAAACAGATTTGCTCAACTCGAAATGTATATGGATGCCTATAAAAATGGTATCATAGACAAAGAAGAAGTTCTAAAGAAAACCGAGATATTTGATGTCGAGGGTGTTCTTATGAGAACTGACACTATCGAACAACTACAAGGTCAACTACAACAAGCTCAAGAACAGATTAAGCAGTTGTCAGGTGATATGCAGACAAGAGATAGAGAAAATGTCAATCTTAAGCAAAGAGTTGAGGTTGAAAAATTCAAGTCTGGACTCGATAAGGTTTCGAACCGTGCACAAGCCGCCGGGACCATATATGAGAAAAGACTGGATGACGCTACTAGTGATATAGCATCCGAAATCAAAAGAGCGAAGAAAGATGCTGGCAAAAAATAGGATACCCCGGTACTAGACGGGCTCCGTATTGAGGAAATTGATATGTCTCAAGAAAATCAACAAGGTCAAGTGACAGATTTGGAAGATTCTCTGTTCAATGACAATAATGTAATGGATGAAGTTTTTAACCCTGTAGCTGACAGTGTACCTGAAGCCCCTGCTCCCGTAGCAGAAGGTTCAGTCATTGTGGATGAGCAGGTTAGATTAGCTAGTCCCCCACAAACTAACGAAGAAGTTCGATACCAGTATTGGCAGTCTGAAGCAGATAAAGCCAAAAACGAGAATGAGCAACTTAAACAGACTGTAGATATTCTACAAAAGTCTATACAAGGTACTCAACCTCAACCTGAAGTTCAAGCTGAGGAATCAGCACCTGAACCCGAACCGTTTCGTGAGTCACCAGAGAAACCACAACGCCCAACAGGGTTTAACAGAGCAGAGGCTATAGATGACCCAAATAGTGCATCTGCACAATATCTGGACCAAATGGACCAGTATCGTGACAGTATGGACTCTTGGAATCATGAAAGAGTCGAGCATGAAGCTGGATTACTAAGACAGGAGCGTGAAGAGTTAGTCGAATCGCAACGAAGACAACAAGAAGCTTATGAAGCTGAACAGCGAAATGCCGAACAGATGAATGGAATTCACACTCAATTAAAGCAATCTTATGGTGCAAATGATGAAGAGATTGCCGATTTTGTAGAAAAGATGAGTTCACCTGAGTCTCTAAATGTTGACAACCTATGGAAGTTGTATCAAATGGATAAAGGACAGGTACCTGCACCGCAAGCTACTCAGCCCTCTCCTCAATTCAACCAAGTCCAGAGAGCACAGTCAGTGCCTCAGCCGATGGGAGTTCAATCAGGTGCTAATATGGCACAGAACTCAAAAGGTGCCGAGGACATCATTATGGATGATTTAATCGCTGACTACAAAAGTAAAAATCCTTGGGGAAACTAAGGGTAACATGAACAAATAGACTAGGAGTCTAAAATGGCTAATCAATATAGCATAAACGCTGGAGGTGCAATGCAATCTTCTTCTATCAATGATAGTAGACGGATGTATAACTTTGGCGAACGAGTTGCTGAATTGGCACCAGCCCAATCTCCATTTTTTGTCTATCTCTCAAAAGTTGCTAAGAAATCCACGGATGACCCTGTATTCAAATTTTTGGAACAGCGTCATCAATGGCAACGCCG